AAAGCAATGGTTCGTGAAAATGCGGCTATGGCCTCGTTGCTCAGAAAAGCGGGCGCACCTATATCGTCTGAAGATGACGTATCAAAATTACCCCCGGAAACATTAGAACAACTAAACATTATATTGGATCGTTCTCCAGAGGAATAAGAAATGGCAGAAGATAACAAACCAGTAGGAAGTTTGATGGACCGCAATGTTCCATCTCAGTTACTGGAAGAAGATATAAGAGCCGAGATTGAGCTAGAGCTACCTGATTCAGAAAACAATGTCATGGAAATGCTTGGTATGGACCTGTCTATGGACGGTGATGTCGAGATGACTTTGGACGAAGACGGCAGCGTTATGGTTGATTTCGACCCGCAGGACGAGCGCGGGTTTGGTGGCGACTTCTACATGAACTTAGCCGAAGAGATGCCTGACCGTGAGTTGGGTCGTATTGCAGGAGATCTATTAGGGGAATTTGACGCCAATAAATCTAGTCGTCAAGAATGGGAAGAGACTTATGCTAACGGTTTAGAGTTGTTAGGTTTTTCTTACCAAGAGCGTACTGAGCCTTTTCGAGGAGCCTCGGGCGTAACACATCCTTTGTTGGGTGAAGCGGCCACACAGTTTCAAGCGCAAGCTTTCAATGAGCTTTTACCGCCTAGCGGTCCAGTACGAACTGTTGTTATGGGTAAAGAAACCCGTCAGAAGCTGAATCAGTCTCAGCGCGTTAAGCAGTTCATGAACTATTACATTACTAATGTGATGGAAGAATATACGCCGGACATGGACCAGATGTTGTTTTATTTGCCCTTGGCCGGTAGTACGTTTAAGAAAGTTTATTATGATGAGAACTTGGGCCGTGCTGTCAGTAAGTTCGTTCCGGCTGAGAATCTTGTCGTACCTTATGAGACCTCTGACTTAGAGACGTGTCCTAATATTACCCAAGTACTTCGCACGTCGCTTAACGATCTGCGCAAGCAACAGGTGTCGGGTTTTTATCTGGACATAGATGTTATCCCGGCTCAGTCTAGCTTGGACTCTATTTCCGATGAGATTGATCTGATTGATGGTTTTGAGCCGTCGCAGATTGATTATGACTGCACCTTGTTAGAGTGCCACGTCGATTTAGACCTAGAAGGTTACGAAGACGTTGATGAAGATGGTGAGCCTACGGGCATTAAGATCCCGTATGTTGTAACTATTTCTAAGGACAATGGACAGATTCTTGCTATTCGTCGCAACTACAACGAAGACGACGAGAAGAAACGTAAGATTCAATATTTTGTTCACTATAAGTTTTTGCCCGGTTTTGGTTTTTACGGACTAGGTTTGATCCACACAATTGGTGGTCTGTCTCGCACAGCAACGTCGGCTCTTCGACAGCTTATCGATGCGGGAACTCTGTCTAACTTGCCCGCAGGATTTAAAGCGCGGGGTATGAGAATTAGAGATGACGACACGCCGCTACAGCCCGGTGAATTCCGTGACGTAGATGCACCGGGAGGCGCGATCCGTGATAGTTTGATGCCTCTTCCGTTCAAGGGACCGGATCAGACGTTGTTTCAGCTATTGGGTTTTGTCGTGGACGCCGGACAGCGGTTCGCGACTATTACAGATTTGAAGGTAGGTGATGGTAATCAGAACGCGGCGGTAGGTACTACTATAGCCATGTTGGAGCAGGGCTCACGGGTCATGAGTGCTGTTCATAAGAGATTGCACTACGCCATGCGGTTAGAGTTTAAGATTCTAGGTCGCGTGATGGGTGAGAGCCTTCCTCAGATTTACCCGTATGCTGTTGCGGGAGAAGATTCGCAGGTTATGGCATCGGACTTTGACGAGCGCGTTGACATTATTCCGGTTAGCAACCCTAACGTATTTAGTCAGGCACAGCGCATTACGTTGGCACAGACTAAGTTAGAGTTAGCCGGTGCTGCTCCCGAGTTGCATAACATGCACGAAGTTTACCGTGATATGTATGAAGCGTTGGGCGTGACCGATGTAGATCGATTGATGAAGTCGTTGCCGGATGCTGAACCGACGCCCACGGACCCGGCTCAAGAGAACATTAATGCTTTGGACATGATGGATTTAGAAGCATTTGAGGGTCAGGATCATCAGTCGCATATCATGGCACACCTTATATTTGGTGGAACGCCGATGGTTGCTACGTTGCCGCCGGTAGCTATTTCTTTACAGAAGCATATCATGCAACATGTAAAGGTTGCGGCAAGAGAGCAGGCGGCGGTTGCGTACATGCAGCAGTTGGAGGTTCGAGACGGGAAACCGGCTAGTCCCGAAGAAATGCTTGAGATTGAAGCTATGACTGCAAAGTTTGTGGCTCAAGGAATGCAGATGGTTAAGGATCTTTCTGCCCAACTTTCTGGATCGGCAGAGGCTACGCCGGACCCCTTGTTGGCTTTGAAAGAGAAGGAATTGGAGATTAAAGCGCAGTCGGAACAAGCTGATACACAGCTTGACCAGAGCAAGCTTGCACTTGATCAAGAGTCACTTAATATGCGTAAAGAACACTTTGGTGAGCGCATTAATGCACAAGAACGACAGACTCAAGCGCGGATAGATGCGGCGAGAGAACGTGAACTTATTAAACAAAGAGGACAGTAGAATGGCTATGAATCCAACAAAAGCACCTAAAGCGGTAGAATATGCAGAGATTAAGGGTCAGGGCCGTATACCTTACGGTAAAACTGCTCCGGTTACAGTTCCTAAAGGCATGGGTCCGGCTACGGCTCGTGGAATGGGCGCGGCTAAAAGAGGCGGAAGCTACATAGGTTGTAAGTAGAAACTGTTTTTTTTAGGTAATTGGAGTATTAAGAGATGAATATGTTTGGTTTTGATCCTTCACAATTCCAATACGGGCCCGATGGCAAGGTGGTGGGATTTGCCCCTGAACCTGCACCGGCTACTTTTGACACGGGTATTGCTAGTTTAGCGCCGGAGACTCAGCCTTTATTTGGGCCAGATGGATTAGTTGATCCGCAAGAAAATGTCTTAGATGCTACCGGTAATACCAGTACTGAATTATATGAAGAAAGAGATACCGATGATCTTTTCAACGAAGACGGTACGGCGGGTACACTTAATGCCCGAGATCTTCATCCCCTGTCCAAGGAAATAAAAGACGGTCTAGATATATACGACATGACCGACCAACAAAAACTAACCTTGTACGATACATTAGCTTATGGGGTTTCAAATCCGGGGATAGGGAGCCTTTCGGGGCTCGGTTATCAGCGACCTCATAATAACGCGGCCTCTGTTTTGCCGATTAATGTTGAAAATCCGGACCCTATTTCAACGCCGCCCCCACGTCCCGAACCGCCCCCATCGGTCGTGGTTGATCCCGTTGATCCCGTTGATCCTTTTGAAAATCCAGAGCCCGCCCCCGTTGTTGAACCCGTTGCTCCCCCCGCATTTGTAGCTATCCCTCCAACGCCGCCACCTCTTCCGGTAGCCGTAGTTCCCGGGGACGGTATGGCTATTGATCCTGTAAAGCCGGTGGTAGTTCCCGGGGACGGTACGGCTATTGATGCTGTAAAACCGGTGGTAGTTGCGGACACTACAACCGCGCCTGACCCTGACCCCGACCCTTTTGCAAATACTGTTTCCGATCCAGTTTCCGATCCAGTTTTCGACCCGGTTCCTTTTCAGGAAGTTCCGACTATGGGTTTGGACGGTGTAATGTACGGTTCAAAAGCCGCCGCCGACGCGGCGGATGTTATTTATTTGGACGCGCAGCTAGAAAAAAGAAAGTCCCGTTTGGACCTTGCAATGAATAGTGATTTTGGAATGAGTATCCGGGCTAACACTGGCAGAGGTTTGGCGGGGAACGAGGTCATAGCGCCTGAGTTTGGCGATCTTGCGAGTCAGACGGACAGTGGTAAGTACAACCCCTACACTAGAGACGACCGGATATCGCCCACTTTTGGTGAGCTCCCAACCGGTGGTGGTGACGGACGGTCTTATGGTGCTACCGGACTTACTGCGCTAGAGTCTAATGTGTTTAACCCATATTCTGCTCCTCGGAGCTATGGTCAGACTGAGTACAAAGTAGACGAACGTGATCCCTTTGCCAATCCTTTTTTGCGAGGAATAGGGTCCATACAACGCGCCGGAGGTGGTTAAATGTTATCCGCTTTAATAGGACCGATTACAGGGATTCTCGGAAAAATTGTAGAAGACAAAGATCAGCGTAATGCTCTAGCTCACGAGATTGCTACTATTTCCGAAAAACATGCCTTAGAGCTTAGTAAGGGGCAGATGGAAGTTAATGCGGTTGAGGCGGCTCATAAGAGTCTTTTCGTAGCCGGATGGAGACCGGCTATTGGATGGATTTGCGGGTTCGCTCTGCTGTATTCTACAATTTTAGCACCTATATTAGGTATTTGGTTTGTTGTACCTAAAGTAGACAGTTCTCTTCTTTCTAGCGTTCTTCTTGGAATGCTTGGACTGGGCGCTATGCGCACGGCGGAAAAAGTCAAAGGGGTTCAAAGAGAAAAATGAGCAAGTTTAAGTTATCGCAACGAAGCGTAGACCGTTTAGAAGGTGTAGATGATCGGTTAATATCTGTAGTTAATTATGCTATTGACGTTACTAAGCAGGACTTCGGAGTTATTTGTGGTTTGCGTACCGAAGCCGAGCAAGAGAGCTTGGTAGAATCCGGGGCTAGTAAAACAATGAAGTCCAAACATCTGGAAGGCATTGCAGTAGACTTAATGTGCTATTGCGGATCGCGAGGGTCGTGGGAGCTTAACTTGTATGACGAGGTTGCTGACGCTATGGCGGAAGGCGCTAAGTTTGCAGGTGTAAAAGTTCGGTGGGGCGCAGCTTGGACGGTGCCTAACATCGGGGATTGGAGCGGGACTATGGAAGACGCCATGAATAGCTACATTGACCTCCGACGGTCTCAAGGCCGAAGGCCCTTTATAGACGCGCCTCATTTTGAATTAATGATATAAAACCTCCCTCTTTTGTATAAGATATGATAGGATAAAATCCAACTTTCTTAGACAATATGGGGACATATAAGAATGGATGAGATTTCTACCGTCACGGCGGTATTTAAAGTTATCAGGGAGAGAAGACAGGCTATTTGCGATCTTATGATCTTTGGTAATGTAAAATCGATGGAGCAATATCGTGAGCTTATGGGGAATTTAGAATCCTTAAATCACGTAGAACAGGAACTCAAGAGCCTGCTAGATAAACAGGAGCGTAGTATATGACTAAGTCAAAAATTGACATGTCTGCCGCACCCAGTGCCGCCTTCCAAATGGAGTCTGAGAAGCAAGATACTCAGCCTAAAAAGGAAACGATTGCTGACGCCAGTGCAGACAACCTTAAAGACGCTTATGTAGATAAGCCCGTCCTAAGACCTGAAAATATTGGTAAAAGCCTTTTAGATAAAATGCCTGCGCCCACTGGTTGGAGAATTTTAATTCTACCGTACCGGGGCAAAGGTCAAACAGAAGGTGGTATTTATCTTCCAGATCAACTAGTTCAAGAGCAATCCGTGTCCACACAGGTTGGTTATGTTCTTAAAGTTGGACCCCTTGCATACAAAGACCCTGATAAGTTCCCGTCAGGTGCTTGGTGTGAAGAAAAAGATTGGGTAATGTTTGCTCGCTATGCGGGTTCTCGTTTTGCAATTGATGGGGGCGAGGTTCGGATTCTTAATGATGACGAGGTCCTTGCCAAAATTTTAGATCCGGAAGATGTTCTCCATTATTAAAGGTGATGTATGAGTGACGAAGACCTAGAAGTAGACGTAGAAGTAGAGGTTGATGCTGTCGAAGATTCTGACGACCAGACTTCAGATAGAGATGATCAATTTGACAAGGCTGAAAACGCTACGCAAAAACGTATTGATCGTTTAACGAAGAAGATGCGTGAAGCCGAGCGCCGTGAGGGCGAAGCTGTAAATTACGCCAAACAAGTGCAACAAGAAAACCAGACGGTTAAAGCTCGCATGGCTAACTTAGATAATAGCTACGTGTCTGAGTATAGCAACCGTGTTACTACGCAAACGGACAGTGCTGAGAAAGAACTGACTCGTGCGATGGAGATAGGTGACACTGCGGGCGTGGTTGAAGCGCAGCGACAGCTTACGGGTTTGGCTATTGAAAATGACCGTGCTCGTCAGGCTAAACTGCAACAGGATCGGTACCGTCAGCAGGCCGAGGCTCAACAGCAAGCTAATTTGCAACAGCCTATGCCACAGCAGACTCAAGCACCCCGTAGACCTGACCCTAAAGCCGAAACGTGGGCTGTTAAAAATGATTGGTTTGGACAAGATGAAGTTATGACCTATGCGGCATTTGGAATTCACAAGAAATTAGTGGAAGACGAAGGATTTGACCCGCAGGGAAATGACTACTATACTGAGTTAGACCGACGGATTGCGAAAGAATTTCCGCACAAACTTGGTAAACAGAGCAAACGACCCGCTCAGGCGGTTGCTTCTGCTAGTAGGACAAATTCTGGGCGCAGCAGTGGGAGAAAGGTTAGACTCACCCCTAGCCAAGTCGCAATTGCGAAAAAATTGGGTGTGCCGCTAGAAGAATACGCGAAATACGTGAAGGAGTAATTGGAAATGAGTGAACAAGACGAACAGTTGGATGCGCCCATCAAAAGAACTTCCCGCGCAAATACAGAACGGAGCAAAAAGGCGGTGCGTAAGCCTTGGGCTCCCCCGTCCATGTTAGAGGCACCACCTGCGCCTGATGGTTACAAGCATCGTTGGATACGGGCAGAAACCCGTGGTTTTAATGATAGCAAGAACATCAGTGCAAAAATGAGAGAAGGTTGGGAACTGGTCCGTAAGGATGAGTATCCGGACTTTGAATCTCCAACGGTAGATTCAGGTAAGTACGAAGGTGTTTTTGGAGTAGGCGGACTACTTCTTGCCCGTATACCGCTTGAAACTGTAGCAGAACGAAACGCATACTTTGCAGGTAAAAGTTCGGATCAGATGCAGGCAGTGGATTCGGATATGATGCGAGAAAACGCACATTCATCAATGACGATTTCCAAACCGGATCGTCAATCTCGTGTAACTTTCGGCGGCCCACGAAAATGAGGGCTCGTCACAATAGGAGAATACTGTTATGGCAAATTCAAACACTGCCTATGGTCTTCGTCCTGTAGGACTTGTTGGTTCAGCGTCCAATTCTACTGGTGTAACTCAGTATGAAATCGCTTCCAACAATACTAACGCTATTTTTCAATACAGCATCGTTGTCCCTTTGGCGGCAGGTGTTATTGATCAAGCGGGTGCCACCAATGGTGGTACTACGCAAGCGTTGGGAGTTCTTATGGGCGTAGAATATCAAGACTCGGTCCAGAAAAAGCCGGTCTTTCTTAACTACTGGCCCGGGTCAGGCTCTGTAAGCGTGGATACTAACTATCCTGTTAAAGCTTTCGTTGCTGACAACCCTAACCAGATCTTCAAAGTAGCAAGT